GATTACTGGAGTTTTGCGCTCTTTTCGTGATTTTGCCTTTTTTACTGGTATTCTCAAATCTCAAAATCTAAATAATGCACAGCTTGGTTTTGATGAGATTGCCAAATCTGTGGAGGATTGGAGTCCGAAAGCGCTTGGATTGTTAGGTGCTATGATTAGTTCATACTGCTTAACTAAAATTCCTGATAGAAATAATTCTCCTGCTCAATGGATGATGAGAATAGGACTGTTTCCAAGGACTTGTTCCGGTTTCATGGATGTAGTAACCTGGGTGGAGGGCGTTTTTAAAAAAATTATTCAATATGTTAAGGTGAATTTCTTTGGCCATGATCCTGAAGAGTTTGAGGAGTGTATACCGAAGATTAAAGAATGGATGACTGATGTTGAAACATTTAATCACAAACCTGCTTTTGATGTAGCTGCACAAACAAGAGATGGTAAATTTATGTTGGCTCATTTGTATGATAAAGGAGTTTTCTTAATGGATAAATATGCAAAGGCTTTAACCCCAGAGTTAAGAATGTTCATTGTACAACGTATGAGGGAGGCTGCAAAGATTCAAAATGAGGTTGAAACTCAATATCCTGAAGTCAAGAGTGTGCGTACTGTGCCCCTTGCTTTATGGTTAGTGGGTGATTCACAAATTGGTAAGTCTCGATTGCAATACTTAATTGCTACCCGTTTAGCGTTAGAAGCTGGTTATACTGACATTAAGTCTCAGATGTATCAGCGCTGTGTTGAGAATGTTTATTGGGATGGATACAACGGACAATTAGTGACCATTTATGATGATTTTTTACAAATGAAAGATTCTGTTGGTGCCCCTAATTTAGAGCTCTTTGAGTTTATTAGGGGTGTTGGCCCTTTCCCTTATCCACTGCATATGGCTAATCTTTCTGCTAAAGCTTCGACTTTTTTTACGTCTCGTGTAGTTATAGCTTCCACTAATCATGCAAATGCTAGTATAGAGTCGATCACTTATCCAGAAGCTGTTTGGAATCGTTTACAGGATTTTTCGTATAGAATTAGGGTTAAGGATGAATATTTAATGCCTGCTTATCATGGTGGTGTTGGGAATAATCGCACAAAATTAAATTTGGAAAAAATTCGCGAGGATTCTCCTAAGACTTCGGATGGTACACCGTGGGAAGTTAATCCGTATATTTATGAATTTCAAAGATTTTGTCCACATACTCAACGCGTGAGAGGGTATATAGAGCAGCCAATTGGTTGGGATGTATTCATTGCGCGTGTTGTTGCTGCTATGAAAGGAAAGAAAGCCGATGGTGATGAGTTAGACTCTTTTTTAGGCCGTTATGCTAAAGATTTTGCCCAGGCTCAGAATGTCGCGCAAGTTGGAACGGAAAATCCAACTGTAGAATTGATGAAAGACGTTCATGAAGCACAGGCTGGTCTTTTTAGAACTAGAACGACTATGGAGGAGTTTGACACATTTGTTCAATCTTTGCCTGATGATGAATCTTACGTTTTTATGTCTGGACCAACTATGAAAGTTACATGGGAGATGGAAAAGGAGGAAATTTTTAAAACTAGTGATTTGTCTAAGGTTTATTTGGATAATTATAAGAATGAAGTTTTACCGGATGCTGTTTGGAATGTTTTAATAGTGCGTTTTTATAATCATAAGTGTAAACCAAAATCTTGTGTTGATAGGTATTTAGATATAGTCATTAATGCTCGCAACAAATTTATATTAACTTTACCAGAGTATGCTAGAAATTTTTTGGATTTTATCACTGCTACTACATGTAATTTAGTGAATGGAATTAAGCAATTTTTTAAGGACAAACCTTTGTTTTCTTTGTTGGGATGTTTTGGTGCGTCAATGTTTTTTAAGAGGATGTTTAATAATGAATCGTCTGATCTGGATTCACAAATTACTAATACTTTCCCTGAGAGTGACACTCGAAATATGCAACCTAGGCTGCGACAGCGTGCGCGCAAGACAAACGCTTCGCGAGCTAGGATTGTTGTTGAAATGGGTCAATCAATGGGTCAATTGGATGTTATAGCAAGAGTGAGAACTAACCAATGGAATTTATCTATGGTTACGCATGATGATCAATGTATATCTTTGGGTACTATTACTAATATTAAAGGTCAAGTGTTTATGATGCCTGCACATTTTTACGTATTTTTGAAGGAGCGTAATCCTAAAGAAGTTATCATGGTCCCAAGCGATAATTCTAAACTTAGAATTGTTAAGAGTTTTGATGGGTGGTTTGAGAAAGACTCAGTTGTTCTATTTACACCTGAGAAACCTACTGATGATGATGAACCCATGGATTTGTGTATGTTTACTTTGTCTAAGATGCCGCGTGGGAAATCAATTTTGCACCATTTTGCGTCCAACGACGATTTGGAGAAATTGAGTGGTGCTAAGTTTGATGCCACATTGTCTGGTGTGGATATGGAAAATGATATGCCTGTTTCCACTAGTATGGGAGGTAAGTGTCAGATTGAGGATATTAAAATTGTCATCAACATGCCTGATGGATTTGAATCTTTTGATGCTTCACATGTGATTAAACACGATATACCTACAAAGGTGGGTGATTGTGGAAAATTGTTGACTGTAAATAGTGATAAAATTGCTGGGAGAATTATTGGTATTCATATTAGTGGATCGGTATTACCATCTAGTAATTATTGCCAAGTAGTGTCCCGCGAAACGATTGAGAGTGGTTTAGGATGTCTACCGAACTATGCACAGATTGATTGTGGATTGCGAGATTTACGACCTGCAATTAATCCCTTTGAAACTGCATTAATATCAAAGGGACAGGCCGATTTTGTTATACCACAGGTTAGCAAGACAAGCATTGTTAAATCAGCATTGTACGGGTCATTTGGTCCTGTGCTCACACGCCCAGCAAAATTGCGACCGTGGAAACAGGAGATTGATGGGATTACTGTGTTAAGAGACCCTTTGCGCGAAGGTGCTGCGAAGCAAGGACGCCAGTGTGGTTATTTGACGCAGCGTGTGATTGACGAGATTGAGTTGAGTATGAGAAGCTTGATTTTACCACGAACTGAACGTGCCCCACAAATACGATTGTTGACTTACGAGGAGTCTGTTAGAGGGATTGAAGGAGATCCACTTTTTCAACCCATTAATAGGCTCACTTCACCCGGATTTCCTTATGTCCTTGATCCCCGCAAAAGAGGGAAAAAAGGTAAAACGTTTTGGATGGGTTCTGATGTTTGGGATTTCACAAGCCCTGCTGCTTTAGAACTAAAACAAGATGTTGAGAATTTAGAAAGTGACTTGTTAGAGGACCGCCCACATGAGATCATTTGGGTTGATACTTTAAAAGATGAACGCAGATCGCATTCTAAGGTTGATGCTGGCAAGACCAGGATGATATCGAATGGACCAATGCATTACAATGTGTTGTTTCGTAAATATTACATGGCTGCTTTAGCTCACTTACGACACCATCGTGTTACTAACGGTATAGCCGTTGGAATTAACGTTTGGGGACCTGAGTGGCATAGTTTAGCAACTTATCTACGCGGAGCCTCTGATGAGATGATCGATGGAGACATGACTGATTTCAGCGACAGATTAATGGACGATTTGACATGGGTCAATTTTAACCTTATTAATGAGATTTATAAGGTTTACGACGCCGATTACACCGATAATGACCG